TGTTGTTGATATGTTTATCCCGGTTGGGGAATACATTAGCCATCTCGATCTTGCGGCAGGCGTTACTGTGCTTTCGGGCACTACTAGCGTTACTACCGAGGGGACTAACATTCGATTGGGTCAGACCTCCTCATGGAGAATCTGGGGCGGTAGCAAGTGTACCTATAAAGGGTACGCGCGCACCGTCGGAGCACCGTTGACAACGGCTCCCGCATTTGAACTAAGTCAATCATCCAAGCATTTGCTTGATCTCGCCGCGCTTGCGCGGCAAATAGTGTTCAAATGAGCACACACCGGAGTTAAAACATGCCTCAATTTACAGGCCCCTTGCTTATCAAGGATGGTAGCACAACACCAGTTGATGTCAGCTACGCACCCGAGCGTCTCAGCTCTGAGAAAACGGTTTTGGTTGATCGGCGACTTGCGTCGCGCGATCAGCAACCGTCAATCGAGGTCGACTTCAAGGTTCCGGAGAATGGCTCCCGTCTGTGGTTCGCGATCGGCAATACTATTCGTTATCCCATTGTCCGTCAGGTCAATGGTATCGATTCAGTGGTCGCCGTGGCCGAGTCCACAACCAAGTACCGCATTCCACCAGTCATGACCGCACAAGAGCGTAAGCATCTTCGTGCACTGACTGCGAATGCTCAAGACAACACCCAGCTTATGGCTGGGCCCGTTGATCTTGACCCGCTCTATTGATATAGAGTGGATAGGTTCGTACTTGCTGTCGGCTGTCTAATGATAGCTGGCACAGTTGGTTACATTCTGCTGCGGATGTTTCTGACTGTTTAGTCATTTTACCGGAGAAGGCGATGTCAATATCATTGGCACCAGGAGACAGTATAGTCTCCACAAGTAGGACAATCAATCTCTACTTGGAGTTTTTGGAAGCTTTGGATACTCCTATTAGTTTAGGTGTCTTCCTACAGTTAAAATACGGCGAGGATGCCGACGTCGCGAGACGTCAGTTCAACCCGTATCATTTCGAAACTCCGTGGGAGGCCGCGAGTGCCTATCAGGCAATTAGTGGTCTTCGTAAAGCCGATTTCCTGGATACTAAGATAGATCGTCGTGAGACGGCCTTGTCAAAGTTCTGGGACTCAGAAAATCGCTGTAGACAGACAAACAAAGTTTTTAACTCGCTCATGTACGAAGGCGGGATTGATAAGTTACTGAAAACCGACCCTGAGATGGTCTCGATGCTTTTTAAGGCACAGGCTCTAATCTCTAGGATTTTAGGTAAAGTACCCGATCAATTGGACTTTAGGTTTGGCCCGGGGGCTACTGCCTTAGTGAAGCGTGACATCACGCTACCACAGAAGTACAGCGACAAGATCGCTTGTACACCCGAGTTATTCGACTGTCTCCCTGACGTGCTAGGCTCCCGATGGTTTTCGAACCTGAAGGAAGTTGAGCTAGTCAAGGGAAATCGAATCGCATTTGTTTCGAAAGACGCACTTACCGATCGCGTAATTGCGATCGAGCCTGATGCTAACGTGTATGCCCAGTTAGGGATAGGAACGGACATCAGGAGGCGTTTGTCTCGGTGGGTTAATCTTGATAATGGTTCAGATTGGAATCGACATCTGGCTAGCCAGGCTCATGCCTGGCGTTTATCAACGATCGACTTCTCTTCAGCTAGCGATACTATCGCTAGGGCTCTGGTGGCGTTTTTGCTGCCTGAGCCTTGGTGGATCCTTCTCGATAAAACTCGTAGTCACCAGTTTTCATTAAATGGTGTTGCTACGGTGTCTGAGAAATTTTCCTCGATGGGAAATGGATTCACTTTTGAACTGGAGAGTTTGATTTTCTACGCTTTGGCTAGAAGCACAGGGTCCTCGCGGGCTCTGACGACTAGTTACGGTGATGATATCATTATCGAGCGCCATTATGCTGCTGACTTCATAAAGGTCAGCGAGTTTTGTGGCTTCGTTATAAACAAAGATAAGTCGTTTATCGGTGGTTCTTTCTTTGAATCATGCGGTGAGGATTACTTTAAGGGTGTTAATATTCG